GCCATATATTCCATTCGATTGCAAATAAGTTGAATATCGTCAACTACGCTCCAACAATTTAGAATTTTAGTTTCTAAATGGAATCTATCTAAAGGCGGCACTGTTAAAATTTCAGATGTCATACATCTCCTATAGCGGTTCCATTACTATGTTTATCTCTAATAGTTTCTACATCTTGCTCAAATTTTAATTCTTGAATGGTCTTATCACCAAATGATTTTCTAGGATTCATACACATCACACACTTAGGATCACCGCAATTAAGAATATGAGTTTTTCGATTCCGATGAGGTTGCTCAATTTTTTTCCATTTCAACCCTTGATGCAACTTATATTCTTTTGCGATCTTTACCTGCTTATTGATTGCATTCTGATCTTTTAAAAGTCGTTTACTACGCTTCTCTTTGTCTTCTTGTGCGCTCATACTACTCTCCTATATTAATGCAAAGTAAATTTACCTAAGATTTTGCTTGCATCAGAATAATCCGGTTCCTCAATCATATCCGCATCTAACTGCTCTAGAAGAATTAGAACCATCAATGCTTCTACCATTTTACTTTGACGCAAACTTAATTTATCTTTCCAAGTATACAGATCTTCCTCGGATTCAATCGTCCACATCACGTTCAGCAGAATAACTTGTTCCTGTGTCAATCCATCAATTGTAATACTACCATTACTCAATTTACCCTTGCTCATGCAGTCACCTCATCTTGAATGTGTAATTGTTTTGCCTGATATGTAATGTGTCCGTCGTAGTCTAATTGATCTTTTTCAAACGGAGTTAAATACGCATCCGACTCAATACTTGAGTAGATGATATGTTCTCGATAATAATCATTATGAGATTCAATACGAGGACTAAAAAATTGGATTAGTTCGGCAACTGCTTGTTTGCTTCGACTATACTCACCAAGATCATACCAATAATCTTCTCCACCCTTTGCCTTCCAATGAGGATTGCTAGCTTCACCGTAGTTTTCGTATACTTGAGTCTGAATAACAAGTTTCATAATATAGTTCCTTATTGAGTATTAAGAGTAGGAAGATATTCTTTAATCATACTACGTTCAATTGCATGTGCTTGAGTCTTACCTCGAACAACTTCAATAATTTGTGAAAAGAATTGGTCTGCACCAAAATGACGTATTGCTTTGCACAACGACCAATTTTTGTTTTCGGTCAATGCTCGGCGAACGTGTTTCTGTACACGAACTTTTAGATCTTTTTGACGAAAACCCTGCGTAATACCTATGTAGAAGTCACCGGTCACAGTATTTGTCATACTGTAAATTATGTGCCTACGATCAGATCTCTTTTTTCTCACCATACACTTATTATATGTGCAAATGGTTCAGAAGTCAAGCAAAAGTTTTGTTAGCAAATTGCTAACTTTTTGGCTCGCATTTGTGCAGTTTGGCCTCAGTTTCCTTCAACCAAATACCTTCGCAAAGCGTACATCTAAATGCTACACCGTCTGTATCAAATGGATATTTTGGCTGGCCACCTAAGTATTTTTCATATGAAGGCCTAACCCCGTTGGCACTAATTGTTCTAATCTTTTCTAGGTATGTCTTTTCCATTTATAAAATCCCATGCTCTGCATTCTGCTTCTGCATATGAAGCGGCAAGTATATTAAATTGAGCTATACCATCTTTATTTATTTTTACATCAAATGGGACCGGTCCTCGGAATACTAATGAGTGAGCCAACGGTATGACTACTTTATAATATTTCAAAGACTTCCATCGCTCCATTAAATTATCAAACTTTTCGTCTTCGGTCATATTTTAATTTAAGTTCTCAATTGGCATTATCCTCGATCTCCGTAAAAGGTATGCCTGCCTATTTTAGCAAGTCTTCGCTTTTTCCATACCGGGCTTACTTCCTCATTGTGAAAATACAGTGCAGTCTTTAATTTCTTATTGCCATGTTTTTCAAAAATAATCATATTGGCAGCACGAGTACTTTCATCCCATTTTGCTTTATTTATTTTCTTATCTCTATAATTTTCGCAGTACCAACTGAATTGACAAATTGTTTTTTCATTTACTGCTGTTTTCTGTTGTACAACTTCACATATAGAATGTGGGAACTTGCCGGAATTTACTCGGTTTAATGTAACCTGAGCAACAGCAATTTTACCTTCTAATGATTCACCTGCTGCTTCGAAATAAATGTTTCGTGTTAAGCATGCGTGTTGTTTTTTTAATTCTTTTGCCTTTGCATATTCTTTCTTTATGTATTGTGCGTCAACTGTCTTTGCGTTGACGACATAAAGATTTGTATATGTACAAAGTAAAAGCCCTAGGGCGAAAGCTTTAAAGAACTTCGTTGTTAAGCTAATCGTTTTTTTGATTTTGCTCTTCGAACTTATTTCCATTTACTTCTCCTGGTTGTGAATAAGTTTATTACTGTTTTGCGTTGCGGCGTGCTGTCTCTACTTTCTTTTCTAATTCGTTAAATGATTTGCTTGCTCGCAACTTGGATTCCATTACAGAATTACTTTTAATCTTTTCAATCAACACCCGATTCATTTCTCCTAATGGGTATTTGATTAAAATATACGCAACATAATGCGTGTCCTCAATAATTATTTTGCAATCTTCTTGCTGCACTCCGTGTAGTTTAGCTAATAGAACATCCTGAGATGTCGTAACCGAATTCATATTAGAGATAGTAGGATCTTGCCCTGCTTCATCCATGAACAATTTAATATTAGCATTAATCTCTCCTTCGATTGATAATGCCAATTGAGCACGAGCAAGGGCAGTTGCTTTAATTACTGCCATTTGCATATCATGCGACTTTGCGGTTGCTTTCTCATATAGTGCATAATTATCTACAGGTGGCTTAAGAAACCAAGCAGGCGCAGCATCTAGCGTCTTAGTCATTTCCTTTTTTGTTTCTTCTTTTTGCGCTTTGAATGCTTCGTATGTACCCGGCTTAGGTGTTCCGCAACCAAATAACGCAATGCTACCTGCAATAATGATTAATTTTTTCATGAATGTATCTCTCAGTTTGGTGCCATTATAAAATAGGGTATGCGAACTACTCGACGTTCATTACGAGGTATTTCAAGTAGTCTTTCATTAAACTCTGTAAAAGTAAACTTCTCTCTAAAAGTTATTTCTTTTTTTGTTGCAACAGCAATTACCATCTCACCCGCTAAATTACCGCTAATCTTTGGAAACTCTGCATTAATCTTATAACTATTTTTTGTAGGTATATTAGTAACCTTTGTAATCTTTTTACTTGAATCATATCGATTCGGATATATTAGTTGTATATCTTCGGTATGAGGAGAATATACAAATAAATTCAAGTACATATCCGAGGTTGGCTTAACAATGTAAGTAATTGTCTCACCATCTCGCAAACGAGTTTGAACCATTTTTATTTCTGGATCAAATGATACATCTGCAAAACCTTTTTCTTTCTGTATCTTTACCTTTGCTGATACAGTACATACCTTTTTACCGGGCAATGTGGTTACTTCTTGATGCACTCGTTTTAATCCGGTAACCGTACCTTCAGTATACATAATTGCTGATGATAACATTCTGCAAACATCTGCTCTGTTATCATCGCATGTCTGAAACTGAGAAACTGAAATTGATTCTCCCTTAGTGCGTCTAAGTACATCTAATACTGCTAAGTCTTCCGCTGCTTTACATGCAACCTTTTCTGAAGTTTCTACACCAAAATAATACTCACCGCGGGAATCGTACCATTCCGCTATTGCCAAACTAGGAAGGAAAAGACACCCTACCATTAATATTTTGGACAAATTCATTGTTTACCTTTTAAGAAATCTATGCTATTAACATAGAGGATAAGGTTACCTTTTTTAGGTCACATGGTAATTATATAATCTTTTGGCGCGGAAGTCAAGACCCAGCGGTGCTGGGTCTATCCGAAACTAATATTAGACAGAAACGGTGACTTCTTTCCAATTTGTAATGGTTTCATCCCATTCATACATCTTTGGAGGTTCGCCCGTACCGTGATCTTCAGGCAAAGCTACCGGTGCGGCCCAATAACAAGTATTTTCATCCAATACCCAACTTGGATACGGTTGCGTTGAATAAAATGCATCTCTAACCGAATCATATACCATACCAATTCCGGCATAGTTTTTACGCATTGGCGTTCCCCCGTTACGATGGACTCCACCTGCCGTATTATAACTGGTTTGAACCCAACTAGAAGGATCTCCTACCGCACCAGTATTAATAAAATCTTGTTCCGCAACGATTACTTGTGTTACAATTCCGTTTTCTACTTTAGCAAAATGACTCATTTATTTCTCCTTAATTAAACTACGTATCTTACAATTACAATCCCTGAACCACCCGCACCTGCAGGAGATCTATCTAAAATTGAACTAGCAGCTCGAGATGAAGCTCCGCCACCGCCGCCCCCAGTATTAACATTGCCGGCATTTGCAATGATAAAAGCATTACCTCCGGCGTTTCCGCCTCCACCGAACCCACCTTTACCTACATACAAAAACGATGTTGCGCTCCAATTGTGACTGCCGCCACCGCCACCGCCACCATAGCCTGACCAAGTGCCGGATATTGTACTCGCTATACCAGGACCACCGTTGAAAGTTCCTCCGAAATGGGCGGGGTAATTTGCTCCGCTTTCTCCGGCGCCGCCAGCGCCGCCACCGCCACCCGAACCAACTTGGGTAGTTCCTATAGTACCACGAAAACCACCTCGATATCCTTGATTAGATACGAATGGTAACATGGCTGCATTTCCTCCTAGAGCGCCGTCACTTGATATGATTACCGAGCTTATTCTTCCGCCATATGCGATAAGATTGAGGACACCGCCCGCAAATATAGTATTGCCGCCGTCTCTACCAAGTTGCGGCGCGCTAACATAGTTATTTGCGGTTCCTGGGCCGCCGGCACCAATAGTAATAGTATAAGTGTTTGCCCCGTCTAAATAGATTGGACCCCCGCCTGCTCGAGATTGTTCATACGCACCATATAATAAAACACCGCCGCCCCCGCCTCCACCGCTACTACCGTAATTTAATGCATTTATCCATCCTCTGGCACTACCACCGGCACCGACAACTAGAAGATCTACATTTCCCCCAGTTGTAACTACTAAATTTGCGCTGGTTGCGAATGTGTGAACTCTATAATTTGTCCCGTTTATGCTTAAATTTGATTGTGTGCCTCCACTGGCAACAACTGTGCCTAAGCTAGTTGCAGCTGCAACTGCGGTACTTATTCCTTTAGCGCTTTCAAGACTTGCCTGTGTCAATCTTGCATTTAGCGAACTTCTAGCTGAGGTTTTTCTTATACCCATATTATCCTTTAAATCCGACCATTGCAATTTGCTCATACCAGGCAATTGCAATATTATTGTTTACATAGATCAACGTAGGATCTGCATCATCTAAGATAGTATCAAAAATTAAATCCGTTTCAAATGTGGTCTTATCCATGTCAGAATTAGCCGGATTGCTTAAAACGTAATCTGCGATTGTTGTCTGCATATTTATTTTAATAAAAATGTTGTGGGTGGGGTAAAGGTAGTTGTATATCTTGCCACGCCTTTTGTTATTCTAAAGTCATCCATGTATCCAGTAAATGGATAACTATCACTGTCGGAATCTTTACCAATAAAAAGTCTATACGAGGCAGCATACGGCAGTATTGTTGAGTATGTGGTTCCAGCCACTCCATCAATAAACAGTCTTGTTGATGATCCACTTCTTGATAGTGCAATGTGATACCAGGTATTGATTGTTGGTAACCAAGCTGTGTTTATAGCTCCACCCACAGCAGCATCATAATAGCATAGTGCGTCGCCAGACAGGCGCCAACTTATACCACCCCGTAAACTGTCATTGTCAGGAACCCACCATACCAGATCCTGCCTGTTTGCTATAGAAGTAAAGTTTACCCAAAACTCAACGGTAAAATTCCCAGACTCAAATGCAAGCGCAGGGTTTGTTCGCACAAACAAGGCGTCGTTGTTACCACCAAAAAATATACTGCTGCTACCATACTTTTTTACTTGAGTACGAATTTCCGGTTGTCTGCGGCCTGGCTCTGCAGTGGTATATCCTCGCGTTTCAATAACATTCCTACCTGTTCTATCAAATATACCTGCGTTTGTTCCTTGTATTAGTAAAGATGTTCCTGAAATAGCAGTTAGTGGTGTAGAGGGTGGAGTAAAGTTGGCAGTATATACTGCAGTGCCTTTAACTAGACGTACCCCCGACATATATCCAGAATAGGTGTACGTCGCATTCGATCTGGTGCTTTCTCCCCCGAACGTTGTGGTTGTATTATCAGAGAAATTACTAGCACTAGCAGTGCCGGCATTACCTACACCATTTACGTAAATCTTAAAAGTTCCACTGCTGCGGACCCACGCTATGTGGTTCCAAGTGTTTAACGGAGGAGCGGTTGCTGTACCCATAAACCCAGCCGGCCCGTATGCAGTTATGGTGGACCCGTTACTAGCAATAAACAAAATACCATTTACCGTATGTACACCAATTTCAAGAACTCCTGGGTATGTATTCGTGGCTGTCTGATAAAACCAACCTTCAAAGGTAAAGTCCCCGGTGCCCAGTAGCACATCGGCATTATTTGCTGGACCAGTAAGATAGTCCCCAGTACCATCAAAGTACATACTACCACCATGAGTCGCAGCACTGTATGCGGCAGCGGGTGCGAATGGAGAGAAGGCTACTATTTTACTATCCCCAGCCACGGTTATTGCTCGATTGTTTGGTCCGGAGTCTTTAAATCTGTTACTTGCTAATCCCAAAAAGATGGTATCTGCATCGCTGGTAAAATTTGCAGTCGGCAATGCAAAGTTCGCAACTGTTGTACTTGTTCCGCTATATCTAGCAACACTTGAAAATCTAAAATTACTCATATAATGCGGTACATTTACTGGACCACCATCATTTGCCGCTCCAATACCAAAAGTTTGTGAAGCAGTATAATCTGTACTGTTTGCCGCCGATCCAAGCTTTATACCATTCAAATAGAAGGTTATTGTGCCAGAACTTCTAACCACTGCCCAATGATTCCATTGGTTAAGAGGAGATACACCATTTGGATAAACTGCAGAATCATTGGGGGGATTAAGGAAATAACCACCATTCTGCCCTAAAATTGTTTTAAGAGTGTCTAATGATATAATTGGACCCATGCTACTTGCAGATGTGAAATGGCCACCGCTTGGTTGTGCAGTAAGATAACTCCAAAATTCCAGTGTAAAGTTAGTTGGCAATCCAAATCCACTGGTTGTTAAATAATCCCCGCTACCATCAAAATAAGCGCTATAGCCAGTTGGGCTAAACGGACTAAAAGTGCCCTGAGCAGAATTACCGTATCGAATAATAGGAAACCCGTTGGTGCTATCATCTACAAAACCTGAGTTGGTAGTTCCTTGTTTGTATTGCAGTGCTAGGAATACTGTATTTGAAATTGCTGTTAAAGGAGCAGCGGGTGCGGTAAAATTGTCAGTGTAGACTGCAGTACCATTAACTATGCGGAAATCAGCAATATTACCTCTAAACAGGTTCTGATACCCGTTTGGCTGTCCCCCAATCTTGGCTTCAGCAGCGGTTAATGGAGTGGTGGCACTAGTAAATGCACCCGACGCAAGGGTTATTAATGTGCCGTTTAAATACATCTTGAATTCGCCTGCGCCAGTGCCGGTACGCACCACCGCAACGTGATTCCAAGTACGAACAGAAAATGCACCAGTTGCAGTTTGGAACTGGAATCCGGTTGTGCCAGCCGCTAATCCTCTATCGTTGTATATTCCTATATTAAATCCGCTGTTACTGTAGATAAAATACTTGGTGTCTGTTAGACCAGGTGATGTCTCGTCGGCATAAAACCAGAATTCAACAGTAAACACAGTTCCCAATTGTGGCATTTGGAAACTTAGAGTATCATATGCGCCAGGGCCGTCGGGAGCGTTACCAGCAAACCACGCACTACCAACTGCGGGGTATGTTGTCTTGTTATAAGGACTACGTCCAGTTGGTATTACGGCAGCGTTTGTTCTAAAATCACTTCTGTTAGTTACTAAGAGATTGTTAGTACTGGCATCCGACAACCATGTGGGGGTCGTAGTTTCGCCATTCAACAATAAAACAGTATTTTTAAAATATAGGTCGCCAGCGACCGAAACAACCCAAGTAAATGTTCTATTTGCAGTTCTATTTGTAGTTGCCGAGGTAGCCGTCACCACACTAATAGTGTTACCAGTCACAGTAGGTGTACCAAAAACATTTGAACCGATTAGACTTAGTCCGGTTGGTAATATATTTGCACTATATGATACGCTATATCCTGCTGCACTATTTGCAATAAATGAAACATTACTCATTGCGGCATCCGCAGCAAGTTCTATAATAGCGTCTGCCGCTGGGCTACCCCAAATTACAATATCGGGATTAACCGTTATACTAAAAGGCCTGTCGGTATCTTGATTTTGCGCATCCGAAGCACGAACGGTAAAATTATATGTGGTAGTGTTTGCCGTAGATGAACTTGTACCAGTAATATTACCTGTGCTACTTAAATTGGCACCTGGCGGCAAAGTTCCGCTGTACACACTATACGCAATAGGTGCATCGCCTGTCGCAACTATTGCACTATTAAAAGAAGTTGTTTCATATACGTTTGCTAAATTACCTGCAGCAGTTGTATACGTGGGCAACCCACTATAACTAATTCCTGGTATCGCAATAGCAGAACTACCATCGGAATTAATAACATACAACGGATATGTTCCTGCGGTTTTTGCTGGAGGAATAAAGGTAATTTGAGTTGAACTTACTACGGATACAGAACCTGCACTGGTTCCATCAATAAAAACACTTGCACCGGCTGCAAACCCTTCTCCCGTTAAGGTGACACTAACATTTCCTGCAGTATCTGTTGCAGTTTCATCTCCACCATAACCAATTGAAGTAATTCTTGGAGGCGTAATAGAGGCTAATGTGGCTGTTTCAATATTTTGTACAGAAATCTTTGTGGTCATTTTACAACATTCTTTAAAAGTAAATTATTTAACTATAACTAAACCCAGGGGCAACCGCAAAACTTCCGTTTGGATTTGTAATGAACAAGATATAAGTGCCTGCAGGATTTGCCGGTGCAGTAAAAGTAATTTGCGAAGAATTTATAAATGTAACTACACTTGCAATTTTACTATTTGCAACAACACTTAGACCAGATTTAAACCCTTGCCCATTAACAGTGATTGTGTCGCCACCCGCAGTGTTCGCAGAAGTTTGTACTCCCGGATACACCAATGAAGTAAATTCGGGTCCGACTATATCGTAATACGCGGTGTCATTTATGTTGTTACGAGATATTTTAGTAGTCATTTAGAAAACAGTATTTTTGTAATTTTAATATATTTCAGAACCGAATATATTAAAACTTACACTAGCTGTATTTGCACGCACCGTAACAACATCTGTTGCAGCTAATGTTAACCCCAATGTCAACGAAATACCGTCATTGGCCGGTATTACCGCATCATATAACAGATAATGTTTTGTTGCAATTGATGCGCCCGCTGGTCTAACCGCAATACGAAATTTTGCATCGCTATTAGCTTGATTGCATACTTGTAATGTGGATGCAATTGTGCTATTTGCCGCCGGTACCGTATATAATGTAGTATCGGTATCTGCCGATGGTATTTCTTGCCCTAATACTTTAATTTTAGTTGCCATATTGTTCCTTACATTCCTGATAGCATTAGTGATAGCGGATTAAAATCTAATTCTGTTGCGGTAGAGCTAATTCTACCATTTGCTTCAACTAGTATTTTGTCACCGGAGGACACGGTAGAGCTAATTCTACCATTTGCTTCAACTAGTATTTTGTCACCGGAGGACACGGTAGAGCTAATTCTACCATTTGCTTCAATCGTTGTAAATGTGCCCGCAATTAACAAATCAGCTACTGCACCTGTAGATATATTATTTGCGGTGATTGCAGCAGGAGCTATATTAGTTGCGGTGATTGCAGCAGGAGCTATACCGCTACTTTTAATTTTAGTTAAAGCCATATTAATCCTTTAAATTTACCACAATATTTATATTATCCGAAGTCTTTATTTTCTATGTTAAATACCGAGCTTTTGTCAATTTCGATTGAATATTTTGAGTTTTTTGGCCGAATCTTATGTTTTCTTTGATGTAGAAGCATATTCGCAGCTATAACTAATAAAATAGCTAACGGGTCAAATACAAACATCAATGCCATAATAATAAGACGAACTGCTCGATCAATTGTTTCCATATCATTTTTCTGATATACTAGCTCAGAGATATATCGAATAGGGCCAATATCAGCATTCTGTTTATTTTTGTTTTTTTGTATTTCGCCAAAATCCTTAGTTAATGTAGAAATTCTATTTTGTGAATTCTGAATTTCCGCATCTAATTTTTTATTCGACGTTTCTCTTTTAGATTGCCTATCTAAAAGATTATCCAACCGCCTACGTTCTATATCTATTAAATTTTTAGTAGTTGTTATTTGTGTTTCACTATCATATATTCCAGCAGAATCAGATGTATATGATTTTGATAGATAACCAAAAATACCCAAGGAGGTAATAATAGATAATATGATAATACTAATGACGAAATACGTCTTCATTAATATATTAATTTTGTTCCATTGTCTATATACAAACGATGCAGTAACAAGCTTTCCAACCTCAAGTATGCAACCCATAATAACTATAGGTAGTACATTTGCAGAGAATATATGAGCCAATCCTACAATTGAAAAATACCCCGCTATGCCTGAAATTGCGAATGCCGTTAATAATAAAATTACTGCGAATATCATTTTTCATATACCCATTAAAATATTTTTTGGTAATTCATATTAAGCACTAAACATATTCTATCCTGTTTACTATTATTAACTGTTACTCGATGTTCTAAGTTACCTGGAAATTGAATCATTAACCCCGAATGAGGAGTGATAGTTAATATTCGGTCTTCATCACGAAATTCAATATCACCAGAATTAGCAGGTGTTTGAATATAAATTACCCCTGAGGTCGGAATTCCTAAATGATTATGCCATTCATTATATGATCCAGGAGTATTGATACAAAACCACGAAGACAATACATTAAAGTTGGCTAATAAAGGAACTTCATTACTAATATTACCACTGGTCCATCCCCCTCTGGTAGAGCGGGCTGCATTGTTAGGATTTAGTTCTTTTAATTTATAAACAAAAGAAATAATATTTTCCGGAATTTCTATCTTAGATCTTTGGATGTCTATCAAATATTTTATATCCCCGTAATCGTTGCACCACCAGTAATGGTTATTCCTGTACCACCCCCACCTTCAGTAAATGAATAGGGTGTGAAGATGTTAAAGCTCCCAGAAGATGTAGTTATCGAAGCGTAATTACTCTCAGGAATATACACTACATCAGTAACAGTACCTAATTCTGGATAACCAACAACCGTCCATCCTATTTGTATTAAACTAAAACTAGGATCAACCGGACTAAAATAACCTGGGTTACCTCCTTCTGACACATTTACTGCAGCGGTAGTTTCACCGCCTGCGATTCCTGAAATTATCATATTATACCTTTAAATTTTTAATATGAGTTTTATGTACACGGCATTGCACTTGCCCATTGTAGTACTCTTCTGTTTCTAAAACTCGACGATCCATTTGTTCGCGAGCTTCCAAATAATTACATAATCCTTTATTGGGGCAGATATATAGAATTTCTCTAATGAAATTTTCTTCACCGTGTTCTTGTACATCTTTTTTGACTTCGTCAGATGAGGACCAATAGTCTCTCCAATCCGATTCAACCTTAATACGTTTCTTTTTACCTTTAACTTGTTTTGTCTTACGAAACCAAAACAATTTTTTTCCTATATATTTTTTACCGTTAGTAATATTAGTAATCAAGTATACAAAACCATAGGCTGTTTCTGGAATATCTATTAACGGGTTATTATCATATATCCACATAAAAATACCAATTCTAAATTAGTATTTATTGTAGTCATCTACGACCTCCCAAAGATCACCATCCTCAACAAACGTATCTATTTCCTGTCTAGGTGGTACTAAAAAATAATCATCGGGGTCAGTCATAACATCTTCAAGCCGTTCTGTTGCTAAACCAGAACCCATGCGCCCCGTTTTATGTAGCATGGTAGTTTGTATAGATTTTTTATATCTGTGACCTTCGGACTCTTCCGTGGCCATATATTCTTTTTGTTTTTGTGAGAATACCTGTTTTTGCTCAGATGTCCATTGCCGGGAGTTAGCACAAACCCGGCTACAAAATTTGCCGGGTTTGTTGTGCGTTGTATTACACTTAGGACACGTCTTCGTCATACTCGTTATCTTCATATCGATCTTCTTCCTCGGCATCCATAGCAGTGCCGCAGAAGGGACAATTTTTTACTTTATAGTAATTTTCATCTAGATCATAACTTATTTTGAAGACGGCGTCACATTCGAAGCATTCGTGGTGCTGTTTTCTGGCCATACTAACCCCCTTTTCTTAACTTCTGTTTCAAACACTCTTTTACGAAGATCAGTCGAACTAAAGTAATGATCTCTTTTATTGTAAAAGAATTTGATACTTCGTTTTAAACAAATATCCTTGCCCGTAAATTCCAAATCTTTATATTCCTCCCCCAATATTCTAACATTAATTGGTAAAGTCATAAGAATATCTTCTAATTCTTTTTCAGTATTATAGATAACAACCTCATCTACATATTTACATGCTTTGACTTGTATCTGTCTTTCTATAATAGATTGAACGGGCTTATTCTTCGTATCTCTATCCATTGTAGGATCCGTTTGAATACCTACAATAAGGTAATCGCATTGTCGTTTAGCTTCTTCAAGCATAACAACATGACCTGCGTGGAAAAGATCAAAGGATGAGCATGTAAATCCTACTGTCAAATCTTTCATAATTGCTCCACTTCAATTTTACATTTAGTTAAAAACTCAATGCCATCAGTTGTTCTATATGCATTGCGATAAAATACTTTTTTAATACCTGCAATATGTATAAGTTTCGCACAGTCAAAACAAGGAGCATGCGTCACATACATAGTAGCATCTTCACCCGAGGATACTGATTTTGCTAACTTTCCTATAGCATTCATCTCCGCATGTATAACCTCGGGTTTAGTTTTTAATATAGTGCTATGTATTGCGCCTTCGTAATCTGAATATAGTTCCACAGTTTCATTTTCGCAGTTGTTATCCCAACCCGAGGGCGTGCCGTTATAGCCAATAGAAATTACTTTATCATCTTTTACTATAATAGACCCAACCTGCAATCTTTTCGCATTTGATAATTCAGCATACGTTTCCGCAGCCTTCATATGAGCATAATCAATTTTATTAGGCATTGTGAATTATGCTAACGCAATTCCTGTAGTTGTTTTAAGAAATTGCTTAGCAAAAATTTCATCAGTAGGTTCTGCTACAGTAACAGCATGCTTAGACAATTTAACATCCTTCTCCTGTTTCACTGTGAACAAATAAGGCATTAAGCCTGGCCCTTGTTGTCCCATACCGATTACCATTGGCTTAGATAACTTATAATGAGTAGCAGTTTCCTCTACCAACTTTGCCACCAGCTCTTCACCTGAAGTAAGCTTAAATGTAATTACTTCACCTGCAGTAACACCTTTATCAATTAACATAATATTTCCTTTTCAAATAATTTAATCTTCAACGCCCCATTTATCCTTTGGGCACTTTGTACTTTTAATTCTAATTTTAGTCCAAATTGCGCAGCCACATATTTGACACGATTTAACTCCTACGAAAGATGTAAGGTGTTCGCAGCTATTGCATATGTCTCTTCGCTTTTCGACAAATGTTATTACTTTTCGATCGGTATCCATTTTTTGCACCAATAGTTAGGTCTCACTTTTGCATCCCATATACTGCAATATTTTGTTTCCGCTTTATATGCTTCACAATTCTCACAATTTTCTTTTGCATTTCCTAATTTATACGCAGGTGGCAAATTTTTAGATATCAATTCGCCGTCTGGATACTTTTTTACTGAAATATCTTTAAATGTTTTCATGCAGCTTTACCCCATACCTCATTCCAATTTCCGCTTAATGCGCCTTTAGCATAATCGGTTGCTCTGTTTTCAAAGAAGTTAGTATGAGTAGGAGCATTAATCATTTCCTCAACCCAAGGTAAAGGATTCTTCTTACGTTTAAAAATACCACGTAGACCAAGACTAATTAAACGTCGATCCGCAATGTAGCGAATGTACTCTTTAACATCTTCTTCGGTCAACCCTGTGATCGCCCCAGTTCTGAAAGCAAGAGAAATAAACTTATCCTCAAGATCAACCATCTTCTCCGCAATCGTGTAAATTTTCCCTTTAAGCTCATCGTTCCATATTTCCTTGTTTTCTTCAACATATGTGCGGAAAAGTTTAACCATGCCCTCTGCATGCTGAGTTTCATCCACAATAGACCAGGTTATAATCTGTCCCATGCCTTTCATCTTACCATGTCTGGCAAAATTCAATAACATAATGAAGGAGCTAAACAATTGCATGCCTTCAGTAAATGCCGAGAATGCCGCAATGTGGGTAGCAGTTGATTCTAATGTACCATTCTTAGAAGAAAGATCCAATAGGTATTCGTGCTTTTCTCTCATCTCAGTATACTCTAAGAACTCGCCATATGTAGCTTCCGGCATACCCAAAGTCTCAATCAAATGAGAATATGCTGCAATGTGTAATGCTTCTCTTGCAGAGAATCCTAATAGCATCATTCTAACTTCTGGCTGAGGAAAGTGCGGTAGATAGTTATTTACATAACCTCCGGCCACATCTATATCACCTTGAGTAAAGAATCTAAAAATGTTAGTTAAAAATTGTTTTTCTGATTCTGTTAAATTCTTCTTCCAATCTTTTACATCTTCCAACATGGGTACTTCAGTATGTAACCAATGGCTTTGTTCATGTTTAAGCCAAGCATCATATGCCCAAGGATAATTGAAGGGCTTAAATGAATTCCTATCATCAGTTAATCTACTAGTTTGTTTTGCCATTTCTTTCCTTATATCGTAAAACTTGAACCGCAACCACAAGATGCCTTTGCATTAGGATTTTTAATTATAAATTCCGCGGACGTTAATGTTTGTTTGTAATCGACTTCTGCCTCTTGCAGATATTGCATTGATATTGAATCTACTATAATACTTATTCCATCTTTTTCAAATCTTAAATCATCTTCCTCAATTATATTTTCTAAAGAGAACCCATATTTAAAACCTGAGCAACCGCCTCCTTGGACGAAAATACGAAGCATTGCGTCTTCACAATCTTCTGCGATAATTGCTTTAATTTTTGATACTGCCGAATCCGTTATTGTTATCATTTTACTGTTTCATTAGATTGTTAGTAAAATCTAGTAATAACTCAGTGTTTGTTGTATCTTCCCAACGCTTTTGCATCCAACTATATGAATCATACCAATGTTTGGTTGCCTCAGGGTGACATCCTATTAATCCTATTCTATTTTTCATAATAGCCATTGGATTGCCATTTGGGTATGTTGCGATAGTTTCAAAATTATTACCGGTAAATGTACAGCCATCATAAAAAAACATATTCTTCTGTTCGCCTTTCCATAGTACCGACATTTGTTTTGCGTGTGGTCGACGAGTACAGGTATTAGGTTGTTTTATATATTGTACTATGTTAGTGTTCCCGACAATATCAAAATAATCAGGGCCGCTCCAGTAAGCACCCATACAAATTCCCAAATATCTTCCTCCGCGAGAAATAAACTCAAGAATAACATCGCGATTAAACTTAAATAAACTATCGAAGCTATCTGCATCTCCTATCCCTCCGGGAAAACATACAATATCCACATCATCTAAAAACCCAGGTTCCACTTCATGCTTTGTAAATATTTTAAATGTATATTCTTTAGATAACGCATTTATAATACCATTACTAGACTGAACTGAGCATTTAGGGTGATGTAGGAATATCGCAATCTTGCCCATATTAATCTATTCGCATGCTAAACAAGTATCACCGTCGAGAATTGCTTTCATATCCAACTCTTTAATTACATCTCGCTCTATGCGCTTAGATACTTTGTCCGCTTTACCTATCTTCTCTGAGCGGCAATAATATAAAGTCTTTAGACCCATTTTCCATGCCATAAAATGTACAGCATGTAGATATAATATATTTGCGTCTGGTCTAAAGAATAGATTAATAGACTGTGCCTGATCTATATATACTTGTCTGTCACTAGCATGTTCTATTAACCATCTTTGATCTATTTCCATTGATGTTTTAAACACATCTTTGTTCCACTCATCCAACCAATCTAAATGCTGAACCGATCCATCATTTGCAATAATGCTAGACCAAACTTCTTCATACCAGCCATCTTTACGAGTCTCTGCTTCTTTTCTAACAATTGCATCTAAAAATTTATTCTTATTAAGCATTGATCCTGAGAGTGTATCTTGTCTATATGCATTTGCTCTATATGGTTCTACGCTAGGAGACGTGTTTCCCATAATAATAGAAGAAGAAGCATTAGGTGCAATAGCCATAAGATGCGAAAAGCGTTGACCTGTGCCAGTTGCATCAGGAGCTTCACCTCGTTCTTTACCCAATTCAAGATTAGCTGCATCTAATTTAGTCCGAATATTTTTAAAGATTTGCTTGTTTCTACCAACTGCCATGGATGATTCCCATGGGATATTATTTTTCTGTAAAAACGCATGCCATCCTAGTGCACCGATGCCGATTGATCTTTCTCGCATTGCGGAATACTTTGCTCGTTTAATTGCATTGGGTGCGTTATCGATAAAATATTGAAGAACGTTATCAAGCATTTCTGCAACATCTCTAAGGAATATCTTATCATTTTTCCATTGATCATAATATTCTAAATTCAATGAGGACAAACAGCAAACAGCAGTTCGTTGTTTATCAGTAGGTAAAATAATTTCACTGCACAAATTAGATTGCTTAATACTCAATCCCAATTTCTTTTGAGATTCAGGCATGTGCCTATTGCTAGTATCAATGAAGTGGAGATAAGGTTCACCTGTCATCATACGCATTTCTAAAATGCGCTGCCACAGTTCCTTAGCTGACACGACTTCTCGAACTTCTTTAGATGCGGGATCTCTAAGTTCCCAATCGTCATTTGCATCTTTGTCCTTCATACTATTTTCTAGTATACGCATAAAGTCGTCGGTGATATTAATACCATGATGTAAATTTTGTGTTCTCATATTAGGATCACCGGTAGGTTTTCTCATTTCAAGAAAAGCTATAATATCAGGGTGGCTAATATCAAGGTAGGCAGCATT